CGGACCCGGCGTCCAGGATATAACGGCGCCGATCGAGAAGCTCGCGCGCCTCATCAGAGGCACGGATCGCCGATTGAATGTCGGCCTTATCAGGCCGCACAGGAGCGGCATCTTGTTTTGTTTCTGTCCTTGGCGGCTCTATTGGGGCTTCCTGTCGCTGCGGAGCAGACGCGTCCACAAACGTGGATTGATTGAAGGGCGTTGAGCTGCAGCCAAGCAGCAAGAAAACGATCGCCAAGCACCACACGGGGATCATCGTGCCTTTGCGCGTTCGACAAGCTGCAGCTGTAGATTATTGAGTCCCTTTTGGATTTCCACCATTGCGGCGCGCATCTCGGCAGCGAATTCACGATCCTCCTGACGGCGCTCGACCATAGCGTGCTCAGCGACGGCCAAGCGGGACTCGAAGCCAGCAATCGCGACTTGATATTCGGCGCGCATTGACGCCATGTCGCGCTGCAGACTGACATATCCGGTCACTACCGCTCCAGTCAGTGCGATGATCTGTAGGATGTGTCCGAGATTTACTTCTGGATTAAAGCGAACTCGCGGGAGCCTCGATTCGCCATTCATCGCCGCCTACCGACGATACGGATCCCGCGAGGCCCGAAGCTCATCGTCTTGGTTTCGCCGCCGACTTGAATGCAGCATTCGCCGGTGGCCTCGTCAGCCGTGATGATCTCCCCCGCCACGTCCGTATAATCGTCGGTACGTACGATCTTCCAACGCCGTTTGTCTTCGGTGCTGTGCCAGGATTCGAGCTTCATTGCCGATTTCCCATGATGGTCCATGCGAGATTTCCCAGCGTCGCGTCGGGCGCGGAGGGTGCGACCAAGCTCAATACGTCGCCGGCATTGAATAAAGTCGCTGAGTTAATCGTGAATGTCGCCGGGGCAGCCGACGGCGCGAAAACCATTGTTCCGATGTTCGCGCCGTTTTTCTGGATGTTGAATGTCGTTGACGCGGTTGCAGCTGTCGCGGCGGTGGCACGGCTGCCGGAAAGCCCGGCCGGTAGGGTTACAGGGCCGGCGAATACATAACTTTGGAGCACGAGGCTTGCCGTCGGCCTACCGCTGAACGAGCCGCTCACGATAATCGAGGAGGCCTGCCCCGTTCCTTTGACTTCGTATGTGTATACCGGTAGTGAGCTCAAGTTCTGTAATCCGCCGCCGACGATATTCATCGATGCGAACTTCAAATAGATCGTTTGACCGATTAGGGTATTCGGATAAGAGAAACGGCCAATGGATCCGTCGAGCCGCGCGAACAAGGCTCCCGGGGAATGATCGGTTATTGTGCTGCCGTAAGCGCCGCGATAAAGGGTGGTCAGCGTATACTTACTGGCCGCCGTCAGCGTCGCAGTTTGGTAGGCGAGAAGCTCGCCGCCGACGTAGCAAAGAGTGACCAGATTGGCGGCGTCGGCGGTCGAGACCGAGGCAAGCTGACCTTGGCTTTCGGTCAGATCTACTGAGAGGGTGTTGGTGAGATCGGGTGATGAATGCGGCGGCAGATCGGCCGTCAATACCCCTTGAACGGCCGATGAGTTCACAGTTCCGGCGAGGGCATAGGAATTGCCATCACTTGAGATCCAGACCTGGGCGCCACCCCAGTTGGTACCGCCAGAAAGGGCAACCCAAATCTCCAGTCCGCTGGTCAGCAGTGCGGCCGGGGGCTCGAAAATAATTGGCGCATTGACATCACCGGGAGGTGAATTCCAGTTCGGGACATACCCGACGCTCGACTGCTTCGGATAGACCACCGCCGTGGAATATCCACCAAAAAAATCTTCTGCCGAGATCGACAGGGTGCCCTCGTCATCCTCCTCCACTGCGGTTATCCGCACAACCAATGCCAAGGCACCGAGCCGGAGATCAGTGATCTCTACGAGATCCATCGGCTCCAGCAGACAATATTTCCATCCGAGCTTGAACGTATAGGTGTTGCGAAACAGCAATGCCCGCTGCAATAGAAGTTGTGCGACTATTGGACCCACGTTGAGCGGATCAACAATAGCCCGTGCCTTCAGCGAGCTGTCGCGGCGTATGCCGTAAAGATCGATCGCCGCCTGATCGAAGGCTTCCACAATCGCCGTATTGTAATTGTTGGATCGGTCTAGACATTCCAATTGGATCGAGTTGTTGGCATCCGCAGGCGTCGACCGCACGATCCGGACCGGATCGTCGCCGAAGCCGCCGGTGATCGGACCAGATCCCGACCGTAGTGCAGGACCGCCGGGCGACACTCCCGCATTACCCCCGACGCTCGATACCTGGACAATGAAATCATCCTCGCCGAGGCTGTAGAGCGGGGTCGTATTTGGCGCGTAGGCGGCCCCATTGCCAGTGACCGGCTGATCGCCATAAGGAATGATCTTCAACAGTCCACCCGACCACACGATGGCGCTGTTGGTGATCTTCACGATGTCGCCGAGTTGTTGTTGCGCTTCTTGCTGCGTGTCCAGCATCGGCGACAACACGAGGCCAAGAGCCTGGCAATACGCTGAATAGAGACTGAGGTCGCCCAAATTAGCGGCTGGAAAACCGGCTCCGTAACGGGGATTGGTGAGAAAGTCAGAGACAATCGCAGCGGGATTTGCGTCAAACCCGTTGCTCCCACTCAGCGACAGCAAGCCTTCCACTTCGAACGAAAAATTCGGAAGGGTAGCTGTGTTGCCCATCGCGAAATTGTTGGCCACCACAGTTACGGTTCCGGAATAGCCGAGCGCCTTATTGGTATGCCGGGTTTGCCAGTATGGGTCTGCTGCCTGGCCGTCGCTCCCAAGATAAACCCCGGCCGGCAACGACGACAGCGTTCCGACATTCTTGTCCCACCATACGGCACCAATGCCGGCAATCGGTCCTTGGCACAGCCCCATAATTACGGAGGCACTATATTTATATTGTTGTCCACCGCCTTTTCCCCCACCGCCGCCCTTGCCCGCGCCCCCCTGACGCGCCGAAGGCGTCGCCGTGAAATCGTCGTAGTCGATCAGGTTAGGCGATACCCGGGTGGTTCCGTAGACAAGCGGGATCACCCCGCCGTGCTGTGATGTTTGAAACTGCAGCGCGCCGACCGCCTTCTGCTGCTTGGCATTCGATGCGCCGCTGAGAATCCCGCCCATGGCTAACGGTCAGAACCCAGGTAGTGGAAAGGGTCAAAAAATTGTACTTGACGACCTGACAGCGGCGGCTGGCCACCATCGGCGAACACGACCCCCGCGTCGCACCAGGCATGTATCAATCGCGGCCAAGAGACAACGATCGCGCCGTGCGCGAAGCAACGCCCAAACTTGAAGACAGCCACATCGCCGCTCTGAGGTGGTCCGCCAATCCCGCGGGCATAGCGCATCAATCCCCAAAGATAGCGCTCCGTGTCGCGATGCAGGTTCCAGTCGGGAGGATAAAATGGCACATCGACATGCGGGATCACACCTGCTGCCTCATAGACCTCGGCGAGCAGCATCAAACAATCGGTGCCAGCACCTTTGATCCTGCCCATGTGGTGATAAGGTGTCCGCAGCCAGGTTTCAGCCTCGGCGATTACCCGCTGGCGCTGGCTCATACCGCTGTCTCCGGCGTCGGAATGTAGGGAAAGCCACCGAAGTGAATCGCGTTATTAAAAACATTCGCACAGGTCGAAAGTGTGCGGTCGCAACCTGGAAGCAATTGGAATTGGTCGCCCGCTAGGATAGGAGAGAGAAATGCTAGCCTTACATAAACCCAACCGCCAGCCATGTTTGCGACCGTGCGGCTCGACCCCGCGTTTGCCCCCGTCACGCCAATCACGGTTCCTTGGTTATATAGATTCGGCGGAGTTGGACTGACCGACGTCGCGATTTGAGTTTCGCTTGAACCAGGCCCGGCCGAAAATGTGGCCTGCATGTTGGACCGGTCGAACTGGCACATCGCGTCGCCAAGATTGTGCGTGCAAGATGACTGCCACAGCCGGCGCGGCATTTGGATGTTCAGAAGCTCGAGGTGCGAGCGGCATTTGAGGTCTATGCCAGTACGGGTACAGTCAATGTCAGAAATGCGGCCGGCGAAGAGAACCACAGTTCCGGGTGTCGTGTCGCCGTAGGTCGGCATGAACGCCCGTTCGAGCTGCAGGAGCGCGCCGTCGAGCTGTCCCTGCCAGGCCGCTTGCAGAAATGGTAAGCCGCCGATCAGATCCGTCGGCTCGGTATAAATCTTGACGTCGAGTTCGTCGACCTGAGTGCCGATGACGAGCTTCGTCTTTGAGCGCTCGAATTTAGGACCCAGCGCAAAGGTGTAGCCATTCGCGAATAGCGCAGTCGGGGCCGCCGAATAGCGCAGGACCGACCCGCCTACGAGTGTGATCGTGTAGAGGTCCGCCATTATGAACCGGTCGCTGCTTGCGAGGAGCGCGATCAGGGTAGGGCTGGCAGCCCTCATGCGCGCACCGAAATGAAGGTTAGCTTTTTCAGCTGCCACAACCGGAACATGAAATTTTCAAAATCGTATTTGTCGTCAATAAAGCGGCAGCGGAAGTAATAAGTGAAATCAGCGGTGATGATCAGCCCGCTGCCTGGGGCAATGCCGAATGTCACCAGCCCGCTTGCCGGATCGATGCTGTAGGTCGTCGGGTCTTGCATAATTCCGTTAAAGCAGATCGCTCGCACTATATTCGGCGCGGTGATCGGTTCTAAGAAGCCGCCACCGGACAGGATCGCACCCATTGTGCGCTGGAGCTGGAAGACGGTCGTGCTCGCGTCGCCGACGCCGATCTGCTGCCCAATGACTTGGGAATCGCTAGGATCCTGAAAAAGGAATGTGCCAAACGCTCCCTGGCAGAGCATAAAGAATCCGAGCAGCGTCCTCAGCTCGTCGTACCCAGCTGCCGGATTGTCGCGCAGAAAGTCGTAGACCACCGCAAATTGCCACAACGGATAAGGATAATCGAGCGCCCGCAATTCGCGCCCGGATACCGCGCGCTGGATGCGCGTCTGAAAGGTCGGAGTCTTGGTGACGCTCCAGGCAAGCCCGGGCAGCGCGGGGAAGATCGGTTCCATCACGCCGTCCGCAGCATCGAGCCGTTGCGCATCGCCTTGTTAAGAGCATTGACGAGGAGGCTGCCGTTGCTCTGAAAAAACCGCTTCACGTCCTGACTGTCGATAGCCGAGACGTTGACCACGACCGCACCAGCCCCAGCTCCGCCATTGGCGGAGATCATGTTTTGTAGGCTTTGGCTGATATTCGCCGGCAGGATCATCTCGTTCTGGTGCACCATGGCAAGCTGATCGGACGGGACCACCCAGCCCGCCGCTGCGGAGGCGATCCCGCTAGCGGCGGCCATCACCGTGGCCTCTCCGGCCGCGGCCGGCCCGGCCGCGGCCGGACCCATAATCGGAGCCAGGAAGGCAAAGATGCCCGAGAACGCCTGCGCCGAATCGGTTCCGATGCTTTTGATCGCATTGGCCGCCTTGATCGCCAGTCCAGCCGCCATTCCCTCGCCATCGGCCGCGGTGCGAGCGGCAGCACCGGCCTGGGTTGCAGTTGTCATGGCGAGCTCACTGGCAATCCAGTTTGTCGCCATCTTGACGCCCAGATTGACGAATTCGGCAAGGATCGATTGCGCGATATTGGCCACCGCCTTTTGCAATGTCGTGGTACCCAGTATCATTCCGGTTATCGAGGTGTCGAAAGCACGCTGAATCGGCTGCATCAGACTTTGCCAGGTTCTTTGGCTGGTTTGCGCTGCCTGAAGATCGAGCTTTTCCTTGTCGTTCTGAAAGTTTTGGTAGGCAACCAGCTCTTCTCTCCACAACTTTTCATCAGCGGCAGCATCAGTTTCATTGGTGGATGCGGGACCGCCCTGGACAATGCTGAAAGCGTCTCCGAGCCCCGTATTCGGCGTCATGCCCGCGTCCATCGACCCCGCAAAGTCGGCAGCTTTGATCTGCAACGCACCGATGCCGCTTCCGATTTGGCCGGTAGCAGCGTTGAGCTGCAACTGCGCCTGCTGAGCAATGTCGCCGAGCCCAGCAAGTTGGGCCCGGATCGCATCGGTCGCGGTTTGTACCGAATTTGATGCGGCCTCCATCCCGGATCGGAGACCGTCAATTTGGGCGCTGATAACGACGCTGGTTTCAAGATCGGCCATTATAGCCTCTTCCTAACAAGCTGCCTTTGCCGCTGGCTGCGCATTGCTCTGATTTTGTGGATGCCTAGTCGGAAATCCCTGCCCGAAGGCGAAGTTCGGCAAAATCGAGGACTACGGGTGTGAGCCCGGCACTGACGTCTCCGGCACAAAACCCAGACCCCAGATGAACGAGCAACGAGCTGGAATCCGAGCTATGTCGCTGGCCTCGTCTCGTCGGCGGCGGCAGCCCTATATTTTTATTTATGCCAATGCCAAGATAGGCTGCGACCAGCAAGTGCAACGGCGGGTGTTGTGCCCAGTAGGATGTCAGCTCTTCGATCTGGAAGAGCGTCATCTCGTCGATTAGGGGGTAGCTATATCCACAGGCGGTCGCGAGGAGACCATAGATTTCTCGCCAGCGGTCAACGTCCCCGAAATCATTTCCGAAACTGACCTGGCGCTCGCGCTTTCCGCCCCCGGGCTGGTCCCGGGGGCAGATGCTTCCCCCATAGTGGCTCCGCCCGGCTTCAGGCCGGAGCCGGTCAGAACGGCATTTAGGACGGCACTAGCATTGCCGAGATCGAGCAAATTTTCGACTTTGTCCGGCGTCGTCTCGGGATAGTTGCGCTGCAGCGCCGCGGTGACGATGTCGATCAGCACGTTGATTTGCGCCTCACCCATCGACGCGCCGATTTCGGTCAGCTGCCTTACCTTGGGCATCAACCGGCGGAGCTGGCCCAGGGTAAGTGGCGGGATTATCCAATCTTGCCCGCCCATTGCGACCGGCACACCGGGTATCATCACTCCACCGTACTCAAATAGCCGATCGTGCCCGAAGCGTCGGCAAAAGCCATGAAATCGAGCTCACTAATCGTCCAAGTATCCAGCTTAGTCGGTAGTGACAATTTAGTTGCCGTGCATGCGTTCAGACGGAGCGCGGTGCCGCTGCCGTTGTAGGCAGTGTAAAACGTCGCCTTGAAGGTAGGAGTATTACCCATCGGCTGGTTCGTGAGGGTCACTCTGTTGCCGCTAGTCGTGACGTTATATGTGTACGAGATCAAAATCGCGGCATTGGCGTCGGCAGAGGAGAAAATATAGGCACCGGTAGCGAAGTTGACCGAGTATTGTCCGGCGCTAGAAGGCGTGGTCACCCGGTTGAAACGCTTGCCGGTTGTGGCGTAGCTGATGCCGAGATCGTCATTGTAGCTCGCGGCATTGGCGGGAATGACCGTGTAGGGCGTCGTCGCCGGAACCGCCGCGGCCTCCAGCTGAGAGACTGCGAACTGCCCCGTAGCTGGCGTCACCCCGAAAAAAATATCCGAATACAGCAAACCGAGGATCTGCGCGAATTTAGCTTTTCCGGTTATCTTGCCCTGCCCACGGGCAATTGCTACGGGGAACTGGAGCTGGCCGTATAGCTCTTTGTCGCTCCAGTCGAAATCGATCTGTATATCCTGCAGCACGCCGAATTGTCGTGGACCGATGCCCGATCCGATTACATCGGTGCGTTCTCCCCATATCGCGCCGGACCCGAAGCTTAATTGCATGTCATTTACTCCCCTTCAAGAGCCGCTTTAGCCTCTCTTTGGCGGCGTGGGCAATATTCCAGGCCTGCGTGTCCCGGGCGACCGCCGAGCCCGGGAAATGGTCGGCCCACCAACGTTCAATCAGTTGCTCGATCGAAGGAGGCGGGGCAGTTTGGTGGGTGCTGTAATCTTCCTCGGCCATGGGTCACTCCTTCGAATAAGGGCGCATTGAAGGAAACATTGAACTGAGCGTGCCCAATAAACGTCCGCCTTGATTAGCAGCCGATCTTCAGACACACAGGATCTCGACGGGCACAATCGCGATGGCCTGGTCGCCGAGTACGCCTTCATCCGTCTGAAGCTTGCCGGCTATATAGGCGTGCTGAACCATTTGAGGGAGCCCGAGGTTCTGGATCCCAGTCGTCGGTGATGGTGCAAGCGCGGCTTCTAGAGCGTCGAGCAACGGGTTCAAAATCGCTGCTGGCGCCAGATACGGGTCGCTTGAATGGGCGTACACATAGAATTCGGCGTAGAGTGTCCATACGATCGGCGTGCCAAGCTTTTTTATTGCGGCTTGGCCCCCTTTTTCGCTCATGAACAGCGCCGGCTGCTCAACCGGAGCAACGTCTGCCCAATGTCGTAGACGCCGGTTTGAACTGGTGAACTGCGCCGCGCCCGCGCCGAGCTCCCATAACGCGGCGTAGATCGTTTCACGAATTATCATCGGACGGTTTCGAATGCCAGCCCGCGGAGATCGACTGCTGGGGTGCCTGTCGGCGAACGTAGACCTGTCGCTTCCGATCCTGAGGACGAGGAAGCAAAGATTTGATGCCGAGCGATCGTCATCGCGTTAGTGCCTCGCGCAATGCCGCTTCTACTTCATCCCGTATCGCAGGGTTCATATCCTCCAATGCCGAGCTCAAGAAAGAACCCTTCGGTGCGTTTATCCGGCGACGGTCTGATCGTATGTTGATCGCGTTCGTGTGCCTCTGGCGTCCGAAAGTCTTTGTGATACGACGCAGCTTCGCTCCGACACCAACCGCACGGTACCCGTGGCTGTGAGCATATTCGCTGTCACTGGAAACCGTTGCTGCAATCCTGTCGTCGCTCTGATCGAGTTGCAGATTTGTGCTAGATCCGAGCGACCCCGGGTGGGCGGCGAGGGTTTGGCCTGTGAGCTCACCCTCCTGGATCCGGTTCTGAAGTTGGATCCCGAGCGTGGCTACCGCACGGGCGAGCCCCGAAGCGGCCAAATCCGGAGTGGCGCGAAACCAAGCCAGCACCGCGCCGTCGCCGATAAGACGGGCGGTAATCACAGGACACCGGATGTGAACGCAGCATCGATGCCGGTTGTCGCCGGTGGCGGTTGGATCGAGGCTAGCGGTGCAACCAGGCGATATTGTTCGAGCAGCGTTTTGATCGGGTCGCTCATGTCCTTTTGAGCGTAGGCGACGGTCTCTGCACCGCCCAATGATCTCGAGACTTCGCCAATGCGCGTGCGCTCCCGATAACGCAGCGAGACGAGCTCGATGCATGCCTGTGCGACTTCAGGCGGAGCAGTCGAGTACCCGGCCGTATACGCGATAACAACGTTCTGAGCCCCGCGGTTGAACCTGTAGCCGCGAACTGCAATCTGCGTGGAACTGTAACTATAGCCTGCCTCATTGATCGAGGTCGCCGCAGGGACAGCGCAATCGTTGATCGTCAACGACAGCACAGCCGTGACCGGGAAGCACGCGAATTGCAGTCTGTCGCCTCCAGTTCCGTCGCGAATTTCGAGATAATCGGCCGATGCGATCTGCCGGTTGAGCCAAGTCTGAATATATTGGCTTGCCGCCGAGATAAGACGGGTAAGCAGCGCGTCGTCGATCGTCGGCAAGGCAGCCTGCCCGGTTTGCAGCCACGCCTTAACGTCGGCGAGCGTCGTCAGATCCCCGAAGGCCACTGGATCAGCCCTTTTTGGAACGAGCGCTCGACGCCGATTTTGGTCGAGTCGAAGCCACCGTTGTTTCCTCGTAAACGGGGACGAATCCGTGCGCCAACAGCTCGGAAACGGCTTCAGCCGGCACGAGCACGTCTCCGTTCGAATCGCCGAGATATTGACGGCCGGCATAGGAACAGCCCGCCGCATCGTCATGATGAAGTGTGAGTACGCCGGCGGAAATCGCATTGTCGCAATTCGTTGCCAATACGAAGCCTCCGATTGTTGTCAGTGGGCCGACAGCCTCCAGAGGCACTTGGGTCACACCCTCGCGATCGACCGGGTACCGCGCTGCCCCGTAGTTCGCCTCATCTTGGCCAAAGGCAGCGCGCAGTGGTATAAGGTCCCCCCCGAGCGTGACCCCCGGGTTCGACCCGGGAGGTGCCACGATAGACGCTTTCGAAGAAAGCCCCGAGGTTTCGAGCATCAGCGTCACCCGTTCGCGATGTTGCAGATGACGCCCATCGCAAAGGGAGCATAGATGGCCAATACTTCCTCGGCATAAACGCCGACCTGGCGCTGGCGAGTCATGATCGGCCAATCGATTTGGTAGTAGTCTTGCCGTGTTTTAATCTCTGCGACGTTCGGCACCTCATTCGACTGGTATTGGATAGGCAGGTTCTCCGCCCAACCGATGACCGTCCCGGGCGGGATCTTCGG